ACGGCAGTTCTTAAGTAGGTAGAGCGGTCCTGTTGGAAAGTATAACCTGAAAGGTTAAGAACAACCTCATCAATCATTTCATTTAATGTTGTCATAGGTCTATACTCCTTAGGGCAGCAGGTGCTGCAAGTCCAGTAGTTCCAGCAAGTTCATTACAGATACCATCAATATCCTTGAACTTGTCACGTGTGCGTGATGCCGATGCTTTAATGTTGAGAGCACCTACAGTCGCAAGTCCAGTGGTACCAGCCCAGCGGTTAGCAGCGCCCTGTTCATCAAGGTATTGTGCTATGTCAGTAATACCAGCAAGACGATTAAGTTCTTGAGTCAGGCTGCTGCCTGCTTTACCTAGTGCCATTGTTTAACCCTTCTTAGGTTTAATTAACCCTTGCTTTGGCAAGATTAAATTAGATTTCTTTTCTTCTTTAGCCCCACCGAAAAATGCTTGGTAGTAGTGCTCATCAAAAGAGAATCGCTTCATATGTGGTGCGGTTGCTCCAGTATGGCAATACAGTGGAATTTCTACCTGGTTGCATAGTGCGAAGAAGTAGATATCTTCTCCGATAAACTTTGCTCCTCTACCCATTTCCATAAACAGTTGAGCATCAGGGAGAACTGCACGAATGCGTTCTACGACACTGCGATGCATTAGGACGAATCCCATGCCAGCAGCATCAACTTTAATTAGTTCATTCTTAGGAAGTGGATGCACTCTGGATAGACCAAAACCGCCATCCTTGCTATCTGTAAAGTTAAATACAGTTGGCATAGGAATCATTAAAGGTTCTTCTGGTGTATCAGTAGTAAAGTAAACTCCAGTTACGATTGGGCGCTTCTCAGCATCTTTACTTTCCCAAAGCAACTTGAAAGTGTCTGGGCTGATAACTACATCTGAATCTACCCAGAGTAACCACTCTGTGTCTGTTTTATCGTACCAATAAGTTATTACTGTTTCGCGTTGTCGAGCAATCTGATTGCCTTGGCTTCGTAGTGTTGATTTGAACTCAACTCCAGACTTAAGCATAACGTCACAGACGCCTTGCATAAACTTGCCATCAACCATTCCATTGTCACACCATGCGATTGATACTGTCTCTTGTGCCATTGTCCCCACCTTTTCTAGTTACTTCTTCTTGTTTCCAGTTACTGGGCGCTTAGCCTTGATTGATGCACGTGCTGAATTTTGTCCAGCCTTTGATGCATACTCTGAAGGGGTACCCTTACCTGACTTAGCCTGTTGCATTGTAGTCTTACCAAATGAACCTTTAGGTCCAATAGTAACTTTTGTTTCATACTTTGGCTTCTTTGCTGTTGCTGCAGCCTTTGCCTTTGCAAGCATTGCTGGTGACATCTTTGGCTCTTTACCAACTAGTGCTTTACCAAGACGTGACTTTGAAATACCTTTAACTAGTCCTGGAGCCATCTTAGAAGCGGCTCCTGTTGCCTTACCCTTTGATAGGGCTAGAACACCAATTGCGCCTGCTGCTCCAAGTGTTCCCTTGATAACGTTAGACTTAGTGTTGCTCTTTGCTGCTGGCTTTGCTGCTGGCTTTGACATTGTCTTAGTGCTTCTATCAACAGCATTAGGTGACATCTTTGGCTTTGCAGCACTTGGTCCATATGTTGCTTTAGCAGAGGCTAGGCGCTTTGCTCCATACATACGGCGTACACCTTCTTGGAATTCACGTGCTGCACCACCTGCAGTTGGACCGTTCTTGCCAGCAAGTTTAAGGGCTTGTGTCATACCCATGCGCTTGATGTCATCAATTGTAGACTGAGACACTTTACCAACTAGTGCATCGCCTGATAAACCTTTTCCTCCGCCTTTGCGAAGTTTTCCTGTTACGGGTTTCATTGCCATTACCATTTTACCTTATCTGCCCAATATGCGGCACTCATTTTACCTTTTGATATATTACTTGCATGTCTTGCTTTAAAAGACTTGCGACGTGCTGCATAGGATGCAGACTCTCCTTGCTTCTTTGGAGAACCTGATACACCTTGTTGCCCGAAGCGGATAGTTTTAACTTGAGAGCCAACCTTAGCCACAACTACGTGTGACTTCTTAGGGTGATTAGGTGTACGCTTAGGCTTGTTAAAGCCTGATACTCCTGCTCTGGCTAATCTTGAATCTTTCACTTTTTTTTCCTTACTGCTGCATTATCTACTAGATTTGGATAAGGACGACCTGCTGCCTTAGCACGTGCCTTAGCCCTAGCCTTTTGCGCTGGTGTCAAAGGAGTTGACTTTTTCTTAGGATTTGGTTTATCCCAAAATTCTTTCTTCTTCATTACTTTGACTTCTTCTTAACCACTCCTGAAACCTTCTTCAAACGTGGGTTAGCCTTAACGGCAGCAGGTGATGCTTTACGAGCACCAGCGGCAAGGATTGCTCCTGCGCGTACCATGCTTATACCTTGCTTCTTAGAAATTTCTTTCTGTACTGCTTTAAATCCGCGATGTGGTTTCTTTTTCATCGCTTTGTCTTCTTCATATCTGCATAAATCTTTTTTAAGTATGCATCATATTGTTTGCCATTCATTGAGCCAGTACCAGTGTCCTTTGGTTTTGGCTTAGGCTTTGGTGGGGTAATCTTACCAGTGATGCTGTTCTTTGAGCCTCCACCTGGAAGTGATATTTCTAAACCTTTTCTTTTCTGAGCCATGATTACATGCCCTTCTTGCGTACCATTGAAGACTTCTTTGCAACACGCTTAACAACCTTGTTGACGGGAGCCTTTGCTCCAGGCTTGCCCATACCGTATCCTGGTTGACCCATCTTCTTGCCACAGCCACATTTAATGCACATTATACTTGTCCAATCTCTTTCATAACTTCGGCGGTTTTTTTGTTAATCTGGTGCGCTTTAGGCATTGTCTCTGAATTGTAGGCTTTACCTAAAGTTACTGATGCAGCATAGGCTGCTTCAACGTGAGCACGTGATGTGCCTCCTGGTTGAATTCCTTGTGACTTGGCATCTCGGTATGCTTGCAACTCTGAGTTCCATTTCTTATCTGAAATGTCTCTTGTTGCATCTCCCGTACCAAGTTCAAGTGTTGTTACCTTGCATCCAAAACACCCTTCTACGTACTCAGGATGTTTTTGCTTTTGGTGTAGATTCATTGCGTCCCTTATTGTGCTATAAAGTTTTCTTCTGTTATGTCAACGCCACCAGCGATTAACGCTGCTTTGGTTGCATCATCTACTGTGTATTCGTAACCACCACGGTAGACTTCTTCATATTCAAGTAAATCTTCATCTACTGGATAACGAGTCTGATAGTACTCACCATCACTTTTTACGATTGTAATACCCTTGCGTAAATTTGCAAAGTAAAACAATCTATGTCCTCCAGATGGACCTTCTAATACATATGGAGTTGTGAACGTCCAGTTTGCCATGATTCTCCTTTTAATGGATTTACTGCTAAGCAGGGAGATTTCTCCCCCTGCTCAACCGTCAATCAATTATGCGATTGATGAACCTGATTCGATTCGGTATAGTGCTTCTTCGCGGTAGCGAGCAAAGCCTAGTACGCCGTACCAACCCATTGGGCGGTGACGCATTAACTTGTCAACTACTGGTCCGATTACTACGTGTGGCTCTTCAGCAACGGCTTCTGCCATTGCTTGCTGTCCAGCGATGATTGTGCGGTAAACGCGAGCAGATGATGAACCGTCTGTTGCGTTGTATAGACGTGGTGACTCTACGAAGTATGCACCTTCGTATGTACCAATCTCGCCTGCCCAGATGCGGTCCTGTGATGAACCGTACTGGTTTGGTAGCAACCAACCTGCAGAACCTGTCTCAGCACGAAGGTCGTGTGAAACTTCTGGGTGTAGTCCAGCCCAGTATAGTGAGCCCTTGCGAGCCACTGCCTTGTTAGCACGCAACTTTGCAACAGCACGACGGATGTTTGCAGAAGATAGTGTTGCTGCAGCAGTTACTGTTGCTGTTGATGTTGCTGTTGAACCTGCGTAGATTACGTTTGAACCGCCGCGCAATGTTGTCATTGCTACTGCGTCGATTGAATCTGCAAGGTTGAATGCGATGATGTTAGCGATTGCTGGGTCAACATCTGCAAGTGAGAATAGTTCCAATGCACGTGTTACAAGTACAGAGTTACCGTACTCGTTAAGTGTGATTGTCACAGATGTTGGTGTAGACATTGCTACTGCATCTGGGTCAACTGTCTCTGTTAGTGTTGATGATGTTGGTGCAAGGTCAACGTAGCGTTGTAGAACAACTGTTGAACCTGGAATGCTTTGCTTAGCAGGACGCTTATCTGCGACTGAACGAATTAGTGGCTCTGAACGTAGAGCGAATTCAAGAAGTCGGTCATAAGCCTTCTGTACTAAACCAGCAGCACCAGCGGTTCCGCCGAGAGAGGCGGAGTCTGTGGATACGTATGCGTTAGCCATTTAGGTTATTTCCTTTTTAGTAGTTAGAAACTATGATTAGTTTTGTGAGCCGTAAATCATGTTAATAATTTCCTCTGCAGATTCTGCATTCTGGATTCTCATTGACATGTCTTCTGCTCTATCAGGTGTTATTGCACCCTGTGTTACCAAGTCTTGCTGACGTAATGTCGCACGATTTTGGCTATTTACCTCGGGTGCATCCTGTGGCGTTTCTAGTCCGAACAAGTCTGCGTTATCATCGAGCCAGTTATTCACTGTCTCCTCGTTAACCTCATCCAAGTCCTTTAGGACTAAGCGAATTGCTTTAGGATTTACACCTTTCTTTTCTAGGGTTTCTTTGACGATTCTCTCACGTTGTCCTTTGGACAGAGTCTCGAGTTGCTCGGTAAGTTCCTTGATACGCTTTTCATCTGCACGCTTGGCTTTACGTAACTTCTTTAAGAGGTCACTTCCGTCCATCTGTGTTTCTGTTTCTGTATCTAGGTCGTCGTCTTCGTCATCCCAGTAGTTGTTGCTCATAGCAACCACCCTTCTATTCGTTGTAGTCGCAAGCCTCAGTTGCTAGTCGGGGAACTAGGCTGGCTCTTGCTATCGGTCTATTACTCTGACGGGGCCGATGGGTCCGTTCAGGATTCTATTTAGATTAAGCCTGCACTGTTTCTATTTTGCGAGGCTAGTCTTCCGCTTCTGCCAGAGAATCTATTCATTTCTTCTTCGGCAATTTTTTTAATTTTATCTTGAGCCCTTACATCTTGTGAGAATGTAGCATTAATTGTTTCTTGTTGAGTTAGGTCAATTCCGCTCATTCTTCCAAGCATCTGTCCACGCTCTAAACGCTTTACTTCTCCAAACTTACCAAGAGATGTTCCATAGTCAGCCCCACCTAATGCAAGGTTGGTACCAGTAGCCAGGTCGATTGTTACACCTTGTGACTTAGCAGCAGATAATTGCTCAATGCCTCTGACCTTCTTTGTAAGTTCAACAGCACCTTCTTTACCAAGCAAGATTGCTTTAGCAATAGATGTTCTGTCGGCTCCAGGAAAATATGTTTTTAAGTCGTTCTTGAGTACATCTGGAGCATTATCAATTGCACCAAATACATCTGAAATCAATGATGTTGCTTCTGCAACAGACTTGTTTGCATCGCCAAGAATCTTTCCAGCAACCTCTTGAGTTGCTAGTTCTCCAAGGCCAACGGCGCGGAATACGTCGCCAAGTTGTTGCTCTGACTTTACGTAGTCTGCAATGCTTGGGACTTGGACTGCTTCTCCAGCATTGAGTCTATCTTGTAATTTAAAGATTGCGTCAAAACGTTGTACAAACTTAGAGGCTTTTCCTTGTTTCTTTGCTTCACGTAGTGCTAGGTTTTGCGCTTCTTCAACAGTTGAACCTGTGTTTACAAACCCTTGCATTAAGTCATAAAGTTCATTTACCCAAGGCTGTGATGCTTCAGCATCGCCCATTATTAATGCTAGAG